GCGACCAATACGAATGCCAATACAAACGTAAACACCAATACCAGTACCAGTGCGAACACGAACACAAACAGCAACACGAATGTAAATACGAATACATCCAATGTAACCTCGAACTCAACATCGAGCACAAACAACACAAATACAAGCACGAGTGCTAATACGAACACTAATACCAATAACAATACCAGCACCAGTACGAACACAAACACCAACAACAATAATAATACGAGCACAAGTACCAGCAGTAATACCAACAACAACACAAACACCAGCACCAGCAACAATACCAATACTTCGACAAGCGATAACACGAACACCAATAACAACACCAATGTGAATCAGTCCACATCTGATTCCAATGTGAAAACAGACAATAAAAATGTTAACGAGAGCACTTCAACTTCTGATAACACCAACCGAAACATTAATGAGTCGAAATCTGAGCAGACGATAAACCAGAATATTAAACAGGAAGCACCGCCAGCTTCAGCAATAGCACCGAGCATCATGTCCTATTCACAGGACTTGTGTACTGTTGGCAGAAGTGGAGCGTTTCAGGGACAGGTGTTTGGTCTCTCAGGAGGCAGGACAGTGGTGGATGAGAATTGTGAACGCCTAAAATTATCCAAATATCTTTACGATATGGGCATGAAAGTAGCCAGTGTTGCGTTGCTTTGCCAAGATGTCAGGGTTTTTAAAGCAATGGAAATGGCAGGAACGCCTTGTCCATATAATGGAGCCATTGGTGATTCTGCGAAAACTGCTTGGGTAGCCAACATAGAAGACAGACCCGATGCCAAAGACCATAGCAAGAAACTAAAGAAAGAGAACAAGAAGGTTAGGGATAAAGCCAAAGGCAAAACGGATATGCAAAGAAAAGTAAAAGAAGGTTATTCATACTGGAGGGCTTACTGGAGAATGTGCAAACATGAAAAGAATCCTAATGGCTCTTTTAAATCCAAAAAGGAATGTAGGATAGAATATGCAAGGGTTTCTTCTTAGTCTGCTTCTTTTTGTTTCGGTTTCACAAGTAGAAGCTGATTATGTTTATGAAGCGAGCCAACCCTTATACGACTTACAAACCAATTCAGCAGGGTCTACAGGGTTAGGATCAAATGATGATTCAGTATCGGCAGCCTTTGACTTAGGCTTTACCTTTACCTTTTATGGTAATGACTTTACTCAAGCAAGAATGGCTACCAATGGCTGTCTGCATTTTAACCTGACAGGCAGTTATTGTGGGGATTACACCCCCGATCCACTCCCTCAATACACCAATACTTTATTTCCATTCTGGACTGACCTCATAAAAGACGGTGGTTCAGCCATGAGAGCCAAAGCCTTTGATGATTACACCATTTTTGGCTGGTATAAGATGCGGGAATACAATCGTGCTAATTCTGATAATAGTTTGGAAGTCTGGTTGTATCCTAATAATACTTATGAGTTCCGTTATGGCGAACTGGATATTATTAGCCATGATGTTTTAATAGGCGAACAGGGCAGTACCTCACAGATTTACACCTACCATTTCTTTGACGAGTGCAGTACAGGCACTACCAATGTATCTGGAACTTGTGTAAGTTACGACTGGAACTCCAGCAGTAATGCGGTGAATACTTTACTGGAAGGCGGTGGCTCTTTGTATGGGGATGGTACAGATCAATCGTTGTGTGCAACAGTTCCTTTAACTTCAGTCAACTGTGCTGGTTATGCCGTAGCTTATTTTAATCAACAGTGTGATTTAAGTGCTTTATACGATGATGAGTGTACTGGCTACGCTGCTGCTTATTTGTTGCAACAATGCAATCTGGATATTTTCTATTCGGTAAATTGTGTTGGCTATGCTAATGCACTGTTTGACAGTGAATGCGATGACGACCCTCAGTTTTCTCCTTCTTGTCCAGGCTATTTGTTTGAACAATCGGCTGCCTACTTTGTCGAAGAACAATACGACTATGGCTATGAGGAATTTGATTATTACGAAGAAGACTATTTTGTTTACGAAGATGAAAGTTTAGGGACTGTAGGGTATGAAGAAGTTTGGGACGATGACCCTTATGCCAATATGGAATTTACAGATGCAGAGTGGTATGAAATTGACTTAGAAGAATTTGGACAAGAGCAGGTAGATGAGTGGTATGGAGCAGAAGTTTCGTTTGATGATGAGGGTTTGATTGTTTGGGAGGATTCTGCTTTAAGCGATTGGGATGAACTCGATATGCAAATGGATGAATACGATGAGTTCGTTGAAATCTATGAAGAAGTTTACTACGAAGAAGAGTATTTTGATCCAGTTTATGAAGAAGAATTTGTAGAAACGCTTTACATCGAAGAAGAATACATTATTTATGAAGAGCTTTATGAAGAGCCTATAGAGGTTGCTTTTGAGTATGAACCCGAATATGAAACGCCATTACTGGAAGATGTGCTCATGCAAAACTTTGAGCATGAGCAGATTGTAGAAGTTTTTTATGAAGAAGAGCCAGAATTTCTTGAGTTTGAAACGATAGAAGAACTGGATGAATGGTTTGAAGAGGAAATGGAAGAAGAGCAACTTGCCGAAGAAGAAGTCATAGAGGAAGCAATAGAAGAGTCTATTGAAGAAGAACTGCTGGCAGAAGAAAGGGAAGAGCTCGAAGAAGCTATAGAGGAAGAAGAATTTGAAGTGGTTGCCAGAGAAGATAACAAGGGCGATAAAAGAGAAATGCAACTGAATGTGGTTGCCAATACTGTGCGAACAGCGACCAATAGTATGAGTGGGACTACATCGGGTACATCCATGCAATCTACAGGCAATTCTGTGGCTTCTGGAGGCGTTTCTAGCCCTACTGCTACTGCGGTAGCCAGTTCCGCTTCGGGAGGCGGTATGAGCATATCCAGTTCTCCCAGTATTTCAGCACAGTTTACATCTGCTACAGCGCAGACACAGACCCTTTTGGATATGAGTTCAGTAGCTTCAACAGGAGGCTCAATGTCAACTGACATGGGTTCGTTTGATTCAGGAATTACCTCTGTTGCATCAGCAGATACATCTCTTTCGGCTGATATGGCTTCGGTTGATTCTGGTTCCACTGTAGAGGTTGGAGCTTCGGTAGAAACAGAAGTTGCCTCTGGAGACACAGAAGTAACTGTTGCAGACACAGGGAGTTCGGATACAGCATCTGGTTCTTCTGGCACAGTATCTGTCAGTGTTGTTCCCATGCAGACATTTGATGGTTCACCACAGGTGGTCATGGCAGAAGTACAGGTACAAAATATGCAGGGAGAGATCGACACAGCCATTTCAGGAGTGATGACAGCCAGTGAAGCGGATCAGGTTGCAGATAAAATCATTGCCCAAAACATAAAGGAACAGCAGGAAGAACAGGAAGCAGAACAGCAACAAACAGGGCAATATGCCGACTCAACTACGCTGATTGCCTACATGGGTTATGTGCCTGGATTCAATGCCTACAGTCAAATACAGTTGCCACAAGCCTCCGCTTGGTATGAACCAAAAACAATTTATGGTAATGTATCCATATCGGATAATGTGCAGGCATTTTATGGAATGTATGCAGACAGTCTGAATGGCATGAACAATTTAATTAATATGCAACCAAAACTATAGGGAGCTAAAATGGACTGGTTTCAATCTAAAACAACACAATTGATTGCTTTGGTTTCTATTGTAGGAACACTAGCAGGGTTTGGTTACACAGGCGCAACCTATGTCAACAGGCTTGAAAATCTTGAAGCCAAGATAGGCGGGATTGTAGAAACAGAAGATGCACAGCAAGCTATTGAAGAACGCTTTGCAGGAATAGAGACCTCTGTTGAATTTGTCAACAAGACAATTGATGAGAGTTTGCTCGTTTGGATTAAAGAAGCACAGGACAATGTTTCGGCTATTCAGGTAACAGTTGGAAAGCTGGAGTCCGATATTGAGAACATTGATATTCCCGATATTGAGCCTCTGCAAGAGAGTATATCAACAACAAACGCAAGTATTGCTGGGATTAAAGCCAGCGTTGATGCGATCTATGCAGATGTTCAATCCCTTAAAAATAAAAGTGATAACCCATTAGCACAGTGAGGCGATTATGAGCGATGAAAATTACCCAAGCGGAAGATTCGGTGGCGACATGGACAGGAATGAAGTTGAGATTGATCTCAATAAATTCATGGCATTGTTGCAGGAAACAGCAGAACTTAAAGACAAGATCAGGGATTTGGAGGATGTAACCAAAGCCAACCCTTATCAAAAAATTATTTTTGTAGCCGAGGCAGTAGACAGTTGGCGGATATTCCCCAGAATTTTTCTGTGCGTTTATATCTTTTTGCTTTATTACGCAACCATGTGGTTTATGAATTTACCAGACCCAACCTTTGAGCAGTCTGGATTAATCAGTATTATTGTTGGTAGTTTCGCAGCCTGTTTCGGACTTTATGCAGGAAACTCCAATGCAGCTAAGAAGAATAAGTAATAAAGGAGGCTAGTATGGCTATAGGTTTAAGCAAATGGTTCAAGGCGACCTTTCTTGGTCTTGAAGAAAAAAGAGTACGCACCAGAGATAAAGACGGCAAATATGTTGGTGACGATAAATCCACCCCTGATGTCAATGAGGCTTATACTACTATTAATGTCCGTAAAAGTAACATAAAGAAGGCACAGGAAAGAAGACTTAAAAGACGCAACATTAAATGAAGCTCGCTGTTTTCTTAGGGGTAATGCTGTTGCTGACGATTTCTGCTTTTGTGGGTTATCGCATGATTGTGGTAGCCGAGATAGAAAAATTGGAACTAGCCTTGCAAACAGCACTCAACAATCAACAGGTGCTTGAGAATACAGTCAAGCAACAAAATGACCAGATTGTGCAAGCGTTGGAAAGTGCTAAGAAAACCCAGCAACAAATCCAGAGCTTGAATACACGCTATAGCGAATCACAGGCACAGGTAACAAATTTGAGAAATAAGTTTGCCAATCACAATCTTGAGGGCATGGCATTAGCCAAGCCTGCGTTATTGGAGGGCAAGATCAACAAAGCCTCTGCCAGAGTGTTGGAAAACTTAACTGTAATAACAAATCCAGAACAATTTAATGAAGAACTTGCTGATACTGCTACTGCTGCTGTCAATTAATGGTTGTACCTCTTTCTCTCTTTTTGGAGAAAGAAAAGCGAAAACTATGGCACCAGAGACAAAGCCTGTGGAAGTTGTCACTGTTACCAGAACTGCGCCCATTTACCATCCACCATTGCCAGAGCCGATTGAATCTTCGGGAATAGAATGGCGGATACTTTCTCCTGATATAATGCAACAATATCTTGAGAGTGTGGAAGCAGGAGAAGAACCAAGAGTAGCGTATTATGGGCTAACGAGCCAAGGTTATGAGAATTTAAGCATGACTATGGGGGAAGTTACCAGATATTTGGAACAGATACTGCATATTGTAGGTTATTATCGGGAAATGGATGAAGAAGAAGAGGATACTAAATAAATGCCATTAGCAAAATACATTTTAAAACCAGGGATAAACCGAGAAGGAACTGATTATAGCAATGAAGGCGGTTGGTTTGATGCTAATTTAGTTAGATTCAGAAAAGGATTACCTGAAAAAATAGGTGGATGGGAAAAAATTAGCACAAATACCTATCTTGGCACAGGCAGAGCTCTTCATGCTTGGGTTGACTTAGAAACCTCAAAATATCTTGGGGTGGGAACAACCTATAAATATTACATTATGTTTGGTAATGCATTTAATGATGTAACACCAATTCGAGCTACCACATCTGCTGGAGATGTTACGTTTTCCGCAACCAATGGAGATGCAACTCTTACAGTTGCTGACACTGCACATGGTGCAGTTAAAAATGATTTTGTTACTTTTAGCGGTGCTGCTACTTTAGGTGGTTTAATTACAGCCAATGTATTAAATCAAGAATATCAGATAGCTACTATTGTTAATGCCAATAGCTATACAGTTGAAGCTAAAGATACAGATGGCGATACAGTGACTGCAAATAGTAGTGATAGTGGCAATGGCGGTTCCAGCGTAGTTGGAACATATCAGATCAATGTAGGTCTGGATGTTTATGTTGCATCATCTGGATGGGGAGCCAGCCCATGGAGTGATGGAACTTGGGGATCTACAAGCTCAATAGCAGAAACTAACCAGCTAAGAATTTGGACACATGATAATTTTGGAGAAGACTTGGTTATTAACCCAAGGGCTGGCGGAATTTATTATTGGGATAAAACCAATGGCGTGACAACAAGAGCTGTAGCTTTTTCTAGCTTAACAGGCGCAAATTTAACCCCAACAAAATCGTTACAGATTTTAGTAAGCGATATTGATCGTCATATTATTTGTTTGGGAGCTGATCCTTTAAACGCAGGAGGAACTGCCAGAACAGGAAGTTTAGATCCGATGTTTGTTTGTTGGTGTGACCAAGAAAATGCTGCGGAATGGGAGCCAAAAACAAATAATACAGCAGGTTCTTTAAGGCTTTCGGCAGGATCTTTGATTATTGGTGGCATTAGGGCTCGACAAGAAACACTGATTTGGACAGATACATCTCTTTATTCGATGACTTTTGTTGGATCCCCTTATGTATTCAGCATCAATTTAATCAACGAAGGCATTGGTCTTATAGGACCGAAAGCAGCAATAAACGCTCCAAGTGGTGTTTTCTGGATGGATTTGAAAGGATTTTATTTTTACAACGGATCCATTTCCCCGCTTGCATCTTTAGTGCATGATTATGTGTTTAGTGATTTGAATATTTCCCAAGCCTACAAAGTATTTGGGTTTTTGAACAAGGCTTTTGATGAAGTTGGCTGGTTTTATCCATCAAGTAGCTCAACTGAAATAGATCGATACGTTGTATATAATTATGTTGAACAAACTTGGGTAATTGGACAATTGGTTAGACATGGATGGCTTGATGAAGGCATAGAAGACTTCCCTAGAGCTACTGGCACAGACACCAGCAACTATGTTTATAAACATGAAACTGGCAACGATGCTGATGGATCTCCAATGGATAATGTATATATCGAATCCAGCACCATGGATA